TTTATCCTTGGCCGCTCAGTGAGCTATAAGGCCCGCAGGCTCTTGACTTGGTTGGGTGTACCTGATGCTGAAATTGATTATCTCAATCTAGAAAGTCTCAAACATCGCAACATACACGGCATATTAGAAGATCGACAAAAAACATTTAATGCGCTGAGTGCAATTGAATTTGAAGAACGAGACCTACCGCCGTTTGCAGAATTGTTAACAGACGAAGGTGACTACAGAGACTATGTGCGTTCAAGAAAAGTACCAGAAGATTTTCCTGTAATGGTACAGATACAAAACGATGGTGTCCATTGGATTCGCCCACATGTGGTGATTCCATTTACTGCCGACAATAAAATCGTAGGGTATACCTGTAGATTTTTTGACAACAAACAGCCCAAGTACATTTCAGATAGTCAACCAGGCTATGTGTTTGGCACTGACTTACAACATGATAAATGGGAGCATGTGTTGGTAATGGAAGGCATATTTGATGCACTGTCAATAGGCGGCCTTGCAGTAATGCACAATACCATTGGTGACGCCCAGGCAAGACTAATTCGTAGTTTGGGAAAACAAATTACTGTAATTCCTGATCAAGATCGTGCTGGACTAGAGCTGGTTGATCGTGCGTTAGAACTGGGATGGGCAGTGAGCATACCCAACTGGCCAGATCATATCAAAGATGTAAACGATGCTGTGATTGAGTTTGGTAAGTTGGCAACCATGCTAACTATATTCCAGTCTAGAGAAACTAGCAAAATCAAAATTCAAATGAGAAAAAAATGGTTGGAAAAGAAATTAAAAAAATCTTAGTATTTGGAATGCCTAGGTCAGGCACAACAGTATTGCAACAACAATTGTCACACTTGTATGGATTAGATAATCTAGTGGAACCAGAACTCGGTGAGTCCCCTAAAAATCCATACCACTGGGTCAGCAATCAAAACAACTGCGTGGTCAAGTACTTGACTACACAATTGGTGTATCTTCCACTTTTTAAATTTAAAAGACTAATAGATCATGGAAAATTTGATTTAGTTGTGCTTACAGAGCGAAGCAATTTGACTGATTGCTGTATTAGTTTATACTATGCACAAAAGGTAACACAACGATTTCATTACTCAGCAACTGAGGTATATCCTGACCCAGTGTTGTTTGAGTGCGATATGAATTTTTTAAATGATTGCATAAGAGCCTATAAAAAATATATTGAATCCAAACAGTTTTTAGACAAGACCAATACGCCATACAGTGTGGTGCATTATGAAAGTTACATAAACAATGTTGAACAAAACATAGACAATATCAAGTTTTGCATTTCAGAATCAAAAGGTGCATTGCATGATCCCAAACTTGAATACAGCAGATTGTGTACCAATTACAAAGAAGTAGAAACTCGAATCAAGGAATCAATGATAAATGACCAAACAATATAATAAACTCTGGGTGTTTGGAGATAGTTTCACCACTCCAAATTTCTGTGTTGAATCTAAAGATAGCTTTTGGGGATTGACCGCGGCGGCCATTGGTGCCAAGTCTATTGTTAATTGTTCTTGGCCAGGTAACTGTCTTACAAGTATATGTCATATGTTGATTGGCCTTCAAGGTCAGTATGATTGGGAAAATGATTTTTTTATAATTGGAATTCCTCCACTGTTACGACTCACAGTATTTGACAATTTCAAAGATACCAGGCATAATGCAACACATATTGACACTAATACTTGGCAAAGTGAGTTGGTTCAGATTGATTGTCATACTGGATTAGTAAATATGCCAGTGCGAGACATTAAAGACCTAGTAATTTATGAAAATAGTTCTTGGACTGAAGTGCAAGCATTAAACACATTATTTTTGTTGTCTACTTGGCTGGAGTCAAAAAAAGCCAAGTACATTGTGACAAATCTAAGTGTTCCATTTCTCAAAGACACAAACTGGGCACCGTATGCCTTTGTATTACCTGATGCTCTTGCCAACCCCAAGTATATATTACACGACAACACATATTATAGTGCAAACTTAAACATCCATAAACCAGCAGACTTTGATCCATTTGAATGGCAAGGCCATCACGGACCTGCAGGCAATGGTCACTATTTTGATGTATCTGTGTTACCAACTTTAAAAAGGAATGGATTTTGTTAAAAGAATACGGACTTGAAGTCCAACGCTTGTTTCTTGAAATGATGTTAGAAGACGCATCTAGCTATGTGCGCATTCAAAATATCTACAACCCAGAAAACTTTGATCGGAGTCTACGCAAGGCCGCAGAATTTATCAAAGAACACAGCGACAAGTACAAGACTCTGCCAGATCGTACCCAAATTTTGGCCGCATGCAATATAACATTACAAACTGTACCTGACTTGAATGAAGGACACTATGATTGGTTTATGCAAGAGTTTGAATCATTTACCAAGCGGCAAGAACTTGAGCGAGCAATTCTCAAAGCCGCAGACTTGCTTGAAAAAGGCGAGTATGATCCAGTTGAAAAGTTAATCAAAGATGCAGTACAAATATCACTTACTAAGGACATGGGCACAGACTATTTTGCAGATCCTAGTGGTCGTATCAACAAGTATTTTAACTCAGGCGGACAAGTCAGCACAGGCTGGACTCAACTGGATCGACTGTTGTATGGCGGCTTCAGTAGAGGTGAACTAAACATCTTTGCAGGTGGATCAGGCTCAGGCAAGTCACTGGTCATGATGAACATTGCTCTGAACTGGTTGCAACAAGGTCTCAGTGGCGTTTACATTACACTAGAACTTTCAGAAGAGCTTACTAGTTTGCGTACAGACGCCATGTTGACCAACATGTCAACCAAAGACATACGCAAAGACATTGACACAACAGAACTCAAAGTTAAACTGGTTGCCAAGAAGTCAGGACAGTATCGTGTAAAAGCCTTGCCGGCACAAAGCAATATCAACGATATCCGTAGTTATATCAAAGAAGTACAGATCCAAACAGGGATCAAAGTAGACTTTATGATGATTGACTACTTGGACTTGCTGATGCCTGTAAGTGCCAAAGTCAGCCCCAACGACTTGTTTGTCAAAGACAAGTATGTGTCAGAAGAACTGCGTAACTTGGCCAAAGAGCTCGGAGTGTTAATGGTCACAGCTTCACAGTTGAATCGTAGTGCTGTGGAAGAAATTGAATTTGATCACAGCCACATTTCAGGTGGTATCAGTAAAATTAACACAGCAGACAATGTGTTTGGTATCTTTACAAGTCGTGCCATGAAAGAGCGTGGCAAGTATCAGATACAATGTATGAAATCTCGAAGCTCGACCGGCGTTGGTCAAAAAATTGATTTGGAGTATAACATTGAAACAATGCGCATTACTGATGAAGGTGGTGACCAAGCAGGCCACAACCGACCACAAAGTTCAATCATGGACTCAATCAAGGCCAAAAGCCAAATCAAGGCTGCTGATGAAGTCCAAGGTAATTCTACCAAATGGGAAAAAGCCACTGGAACTCCTGCGTGGGAACAACCAGCCAAAGTAGACGGTGATGTACAAAGCGCCAAACTAAAACAATTGCTGGGCAAGATCAAAACAGGTTGATATGAATAAAAGTGTTTATTGTTCCATGATTCATGGTGGATTAGAATTATCTTTAAAAGACCAGGAACCAACAGCACAACATTGTTGCCTGCGAAATTCAAAAATTCCAATAGACACACGAACCAATTTCTGGAATGATCCTGGCTTTGAGCCTTTACGAAAAATAAATCAGGCAAACAAATGGGACCCTGGTTGTGAAAACTGCAAAAATATAGAAAGCACAAGGAACATTAGTTTTCGTTTGGGCATGAATGATGGACTAGTGGTTCCTGACTGCCCAACAGGCCCTGCTAGAATTGATTTAATGTTTGACATTAGTTGTAATTTAGCATGTAGAACTTGTAGTCCAAAATACAGTACTTTTTGGCAAAAGCATCTTAAAGACAATGGTCAATGGGATCAACCTGTGTTTGCTCCCAAACAGTACAATGAGATTATCACTGCACTTGAGCAATTGGATCTAAGTAATCTGCAGATGTTGGTTTTCTGCGGTGGCGAAACATTGCTGGGGCAGACACACTGGGATGTAGTCAAATGGTTAGTGGAGAATGTTCCTAACGCCAAACAAAAACTTACCTTGTGTTTTCAAACAAATGGCACACAACCAATTCATCCTCGTAACTATGATTTAATTGATCGAGTAAAATTGGTCAAATTGCACATAAGTCTTGATGGAATCGGAGCACGATTTGAGTACTTGCGTTGGCCAGCCACCTGGAGCAAGGTAATTGATAATATGTTGCATCTAAGAGATACAGTTCCTAGCAATGTTATGTTTCTAGTTGAAGAAACCGTAAGCACATACAATTTGTTTTATATCAACGAATTAGAATATTGGCTTAAAGAAAACTTTATAACCAACAGAGAAGGTGATGTTGTAAACCACACTCGCCACTTGGCATTTGGTATTCAACGATTAGGCAATTGCACACAGGAATATGTGGATGCAATGCAATCAAGTGTGTATCAAAATCTAATTCCTGGCAATTGGAAAGAGAACCCTGAACAAATACACCAGTTAATAGCACACATCAAACAGTTTGATCAGATTAGAAATCAAAGTTTCCAAAACACTTTTCCTGAAGTGGCTGAATTTTATGCTAGATACTGGTAACAAAATTCACAGGCGCATAGTCAACAATGTTGATCTTTTTTAATTGATCCTGTCTTGCAATTTCAGTTTGACATTGTGCAAACAGCTCAGGTGAATAACGACCAGTATTAAAAAATCCTTGAATTTCATCATGGTATCTGGGATTAAGTTCTAACACCGTTTGTTGGGCAGCAGGAGATAGATTTCCTGGAGAAAAGTAGTCAGGATGATCTATCTGTTTGCACAAATATTTCAGTTGATGTTGCTTAAAAAAATCAATCATTTCTGTATAGTAAGCAATATTCAAATTTGATATCATACAGCTTACACTAAGATATCGAGCAATTTGTTTGAACTGTTTTAAATTTTGTTCCAGCAAAGACCATTTCAGTGGATACCGCATGTATTCAAATCGTGGGCCAACGCCATCTATACTGACACAAATATTCAGGTTTGGAAATTGCGCCAACACATCAAGTTGTTGCGGATTTAACTCGCATGATCCATTGGTAACAACAGATACAAAACAACTGGTGTTGCTCAGATCAATCAGGCGTTGAAGTATCTGAAAGTTGACTCTTTCCAGCAATGGCTCTCCGCCTACTAATGACAGTTGACGAGTTTTTGCCCAGTTAATTTTATCCAGTTGATCTGTGGGCATCACTTGATACTGTATCTTTTTGCCTTCTAATGCGGCCCATGCACTGCTACTGCCACTGTCACAGGTGACACATGTGCCATTGCACAAGTTGCTGGTGGCTAACTTGACAATTTGGGGACTGTGCAGGCCATCAATGGTATCTTGTTCTATTTTGTCTAGATCACGATCCAGGTAAAAATCAAATGCTTGATTGTGCAGTTGCCGTTCGCTGGGTAATCCAGCATCTTCCAACTTCCAGCAGGTGTTGCATGCCGTATTCCGTTGCTTGTTGTGGATGGAATCCTGTATAATAGCAATATCAGTACCAGGTGCTAGTCTACAACAATGGATGTTTTCGTAAGAATTATGTGGAATTTCGTAACCATAAAAGGGCAATACGCAAAAATAACTGTTCATGGCAGTATTTAATTACCCGCTAGCTTTCCAAAATTAAATAAATAATCAAAAGGCCCTTGTGTAATGCAAAAGAAAACAAAAAGTATTCTCGAAGAATTAGACTCCATGTATGTGGAGCGAGATCAACGTATCATAATCGAAAACAGGGCCGCCAGTATTATTACCAGTGCCTCAAGATTGCTGGAACAAATAGAAGCAGAGTTTTCGCCTGAGCAGGCAGAAAACCTCACACGAAAATTACTCAACGCAATCCGCACAAAAGATCCCAGTAAGTTTTCAAGGTCAGTCAGGAGAACCAATGCAGATTCATGAAATTACACTCAAGCCAGTGGCCGAAGGTGTGTTAAAAAATATAGGTAATAATTTAGCTGCCCGAGCTATAAAGGCAGCGGCATCTAAAACTGGAATTAGTCCAGACTCCATAACAGCCAACTCGCCTGAGACTGCCGCTGCCTCTGCCGCTGCCGCGACTGTACCACGAAGTAAATTCTTACAACAATTTCAAATTATTGATAATTCGCCGATTACCGTTCAATGGAAAAATCAACAGTTCCAGCGTAAAAATGGCACAGGCCAGTGGATTAGTTTTCCAGCAGGCAAACCCGTTTCACAACAGATGATTGATGCATTAGATAAAGTGTCTCCTCCGACAGCCACAACGACTCCGACAGCCACAACGACTCCAACAAGCACACCTGCGCCTGTAGCACCTGCTTCTACAGCACCACCGTTGTCCGGACAAGGCGCTACCACTCCGGTGGCAACTAACTCTACTATAGCCAAACCTGCTGCCACCACAACAACTAAACCTATTGTAATTAAAGACAAAACAGGTGTAAACTGGATTTACACTTTCCCAGATCGTAAATGGCGCGGACCAGACAATGAAGAAGTAATTGATCCAGTCTCAATACAAAAATTAAACAAAGCGGCCGAAGTACAATTCCAAAATAGACAAATGGGTCAGAAATAACATGAAATATCTACTAGAAGGCGGCAATGTTTTCAAGGATGCTGATGGCAATCCTTTAACTCAACGAATAAATCAGGCCGATGTTGCTGCCACAGTACAATGGCTAGAACAATTGACTGGCCTGGACTTTACCTCAGATAGAGACCCTGTGACCAATCAACCCACTCGGTGGTTAGGATCAACTGGCAAGGCTCCTACATCGGGCGACATGGACATGGCAGTTGATGCCAATGAAATTTCCAAAGAAGAGCTGGCCAACCGACTGACACAATGGGCAATCAGTCACAAACTCAATCCCAAAGAGTGGGTTAAAAAAGCTGGTGAAGTGCATTTGCGTACTCCCATTGCCGGCCGTCCAGACAAAGGATATGTGCAGACAGACTTTATGTTTTTCCCTAACCTGGACTGGGGCCAATTCTACTATGGTGGCGGCACAGACTCTGCATACAAAGGCATGAATCGCAATGTGCTGATGTCAAGCATTGCCAAGTCATTGGGCTTCAAAGTGGGTGCAAATGGCGTGTTTGATAGAACCAGCAATCAATTGGTAACCATGGATCCTGATCAACTGGCCACCATGTTCCTGGGCAAAACTGCCACCCGTGACGCACTCAAAAATGTAGAAAGCATCTATGCCGCCTTGGCCAAAGACAAGAATCGTGATGCCAAGCTAAAAGATTTTCGTGAGTATCTGGCTCGAGAAGGACTGCAAGAGCCAGGCGCTGTGAATGAACACACGGAAGTAAACTTCTTGGCCAAACTGCGTGATCGTATTGTCAATCAGGGTATGACTCCCTTGATAGAAACAGAAGCAACCAACCCATATCAACTGTACGAAGCTGATGCGGCCGGTGTAGGCGGCAGAGCCAAAGGTATCGAACACCTGGAAGATCTTGTGTTCCGTGAAGGTCCTGCTGGCATCCAGAAAGCACTGGACATTGTTAAACATGCCACTGAAGCACCGCAACAAACTACCACAGCCAAATGGGACGGCAAGCCTGCACTTATATTTGGTCGCAAGCCCTCAACCGGGGAATTTGTGTTGACTGATGGATCCGGATTTGACGCCAAAGGCTATGATGGCTTGGCCACCAGTCCCCAAATGATGGCACAAATTCAAGGCATGCGCAAGGGCGAACGGTCAGATCTAATTCAACTGTATGCTACTTTGTTTCCTGTTTTAGAAGCAGCCTTGCCTGAAGGGTTCCGTGGCTATGTCAAAGGCGACTTGCTGTTCATGCAAACTCCTCCTGTAATTGACGGCAATTATGTGTTTGAACCCAACACTATTGAATATCGTATTCCAGTAAAAAGTCCAATGGGTCGTCGTATATCTGGCAATCCTGAAACAGGAGCACCACCAGCACAGATTGGCATAGCCATGCACTCAATGTATGCCGACCAAGGTGATCCTAGACAACCGCTGAGTGGTGTAAAGTTTAATCCTGTGCCGGGTCTGTTGTTGGAAACACCTGCATCACCTAAAGTACTGGCCACAGATGATCAAGTGGTAAAACAGCTGACTGGTTTGTTGAAGAAGGTGGCCAGCGGTGGACAACTGGAAAATCTAAAAACATTGTTCAATCCAATTGAGCTAAGAGCCATGCAGATCACAGACTTGTTTAAACTGGCTGTGGACTTTATCAATACCAAAGTAGGACAGCCCTTAGAACCAGCCAATCAGCTGGTGGTAGAGTTTGGGCAATGGTTGCAAACACGAGTAACTCCACGCAAATTCAACAACATTGTGGAATATCTAAAGAGTCCTGGCAGCAATCAAGACGCCTTGGGTGCCGCATTCCTGGCATTTGAATTGTTGCACAAGCTCAAGATGCACCTCAAGGCACAAGCAGACATTGCCAATCCTGGAGGTGAGGGCTGGGTAATGGCCACCCCTGCAGGCTACAGCAAACTGGTAAGCCGCTTTGACCCCAACTCATTTGCCGCTAGAAATAGGCAGAGAAATAACCCTCAACCACAGTGATTTTTGTCACTTTGGTAAATAAGTGCAGGATCAAAAAGATCTATAAACTTAAAGGAAATTTATCATGGCTTATTATACCCCTTCGAATGGTGATGCACAACCAGTATTTGCACTTGATGTACAAAACGGTCCAGTTTCTCCATCAGCCTCTACTGCTGGTACTCCAGTTCAACCAGCTGGTCCGAAATTAGACTTCTTCGGCGCTGTTGCTAACACTACTGTTGTTTCTCAACAAGGTGTTCAAGAGTATGTTGCTAATGTTATCAACGCTATTCAACAAACAGCTACAGTTGCAATGTACCAAGTTGACGGCACAACATTGAGCTTTGCTGTGTACCCAACAGGTGCATTTGCCAACGCCGCTGTGTTCTTGGCTGCTGCCAACATCACTTACACTGGTTACCAGTTGAACAGTGCTTCCAATGTTGGTTTCAAACTAGCTGCATCTTAATCAGTTTTTAACTTGATTGAAACCCCGGAATAAAACCCGGGGTTTTCTTTTGGCATTAAATACCTGCAGAATGAAAATACAATGTAGAACTTTGTTTGATTGCAGTCACACAGGAATAACTGGGCACTTCCGTCCGTCCACGGTTCCTTTTGAAGATCAAACCGGACAAACAATCAACAATCAACAAGATTGGAATAGAGCAAGAAACCAGCAACGCAATTGGGAAACCATTGTGCAAATGATCAGCCTGCGCACTCAACCAATGGCCATAGGCAATACTACAGTAGCTGATGGCGCCTGGGAATTTTCTTTTGAGATTGAAACTCCCGGTGTGTACAGTGCAAATGGCGACATAGACAACTATGATAGCTTATTGTCTGAATGTTCAGGAATTCCAATGATAGTAGGTCTAGACGAAATAAATGAGCTTGCTCCAGAGTTGATTGCCACAGGCAGCAAACAGAACATTTGGTTTAATACCATAAATAATTGAACAAGGATCATTTGCTGTGGATACAACCGAAATTGAAAAGAAAAGTCTCGAAGCGCATGTGGAGTTATGTGCTGAGCGTTATAAATTTCTAGAAACCAAGCTAGATAGTGTAGAACAAAAATGTGAAGAATTAGTCGTGGCCATTTCGAGTGTTAAAAGCACAGTCGAAACCATGGCCACAAAAAACAATGATCGATTGATCAATTGGGGCGTGGGCATAATTGGAACATTAGTTGCGCTGTGCGGTTGGTTGATAATACAATACATCAAATGACCCAACAACAAAAATTAGAACGCTGGGCCGAAAAAGAAATTCGCCGCAATATAGATCAGTTGATTGTGCCCAATGAACACGATGGGTATATTGTGTTTGGGAGGTATCAAATTGAACCAGCGGATGTGGGGTTCAAAGTTACCACATTGGATGATACAATTTATCATTTTGGCAGCAAACGATCAGCAGTCAGCTGGTGTGTGGCCGACAAGCAAAATCAGATTAACCTAGCACAACAAATTCTAGTGCTAGACCGTAAGCAAAGCACATTGTCGGCAGATATACAATGTCGCAAAGCGCAGGCCGACCGTGGTAAAACTCAAGAGTTTTACGAAATAGTAAATACTAAAATACAGCCAAAGATAGAACAACAAGCGTCAGTCACAGCTGAACTTGAAAAATGTATAAAAATGGCTAAATACATGCAAATTAGAGGATTCAATAATGAAACTGCAAGAACTAGCGGCTCCTAAGCCATCTAAACAAATATCCAAAGTATTCGAAAGTTACTTTGGTTCAAACCTTCACTTTGACCAGTTAACTGCTGGACAAGCAAAGACACTGCTCGGTCGTATTCAAACAGCATTGAAAGAATCCCGCCGTCAGCCTAGCTTCCACCGCAGTGAACAAAATCCTGCGTACTTAAAAATGGTAATGCTGGAACAGGCACTGGTCAGTCGTCTTAAAGAAACGACCATGCCTGGCGCTCCAGGTACAGCCCCAGGCGCTGCCGCAGTTGCTGATCCAGAAGCTGCCAAAAAGCAAGCCGCTGCTGTGGTTGCACAAACAAAAGATCCTGCACTAAAATCCGCATTGCAAAAAGCTGCCAATGGTCAGAGTCTCAATCCGCAAGAACAAAAAATGGTAGCAGGCGCGGCACTGGCCAAGACCGAAAGCCGTTTGCGTAACGCTTACCGTTACTTGAAAGAGTCCGAAGTTCAGCAAGCTCAGGTTGTGCTGGCAGCTCAAGACATGGTTGATAAAATGCAAAGCATGTTGGAAGATGTCACTGAATTACAATTCAAAGAACTTCCAGCTCTAGTAGATTCAATCAAGAATCAAGTGGGCATTGACCAAGCTCAACAATTTAACACTGATGCATCAGCCGCCTTGGCTGGTCTTGTGCAAAATCTACAAGGCTCCAAGCAACAACTTGATGCCGCATTAGGAGTTGTTACTGGACAAACTCCACAAATCCCTGGAGTTCCTCCAGAACAAGCCGGAGCTGATTTAGGTGCAGACATTGGTGCCGATATTGGTGCCGCGGCCGGTGGTGCTCCGGGTGCAGAAGTTGGTGCCGAACTAGGCGCCGAAGCTGGTGCCGAACTAGCTGCCGCTGATGAAATTAGTCCAGCACCGCCTGCTTCATTGGGCAGAGCTCGTAGATAATGCGCCTTGTTGAGTTTGAGGATCAAGGGGAAGACCCGAACAAACTCTTAGGTCTTGTTCAATTTCTACATGGTCGTGCTGATGACACCGATGCCACCAAACAAATCAGCCAAGACGCTTTCATCAATCTAGCTCAAAGTTTAGGAATCAATATTACCAAACAAAACCTAGCACAAATAGTTGGATCACCACCACTGAGCAGTGTGCTCGAGCCATTGGATGCACAATCAAACATGATCACTTACAAAGGTGCCGATATTGGTCCTTCCAAGATGTCAGTCCCACAGGCGCAAGCCACAGTAGATAGAATGGCCAAATCCGCAATGAAACGCGGCCTGGCAAAATGACCCCCGTACAGTATCTAATCAGCTCACCTAGCAGAACCGGAACAATCAACATGCAAGCCATGTTGATGTGCGCTGGAGTCAAAGTACTGGTATCTCACAGTCCTTATATTGATATTGATTATGAAAACACATGTTTAATAATTCTTGAAAGGCACAATAGATTTGCAGCCATCATGTCACAGATCATGGCCGACTGTACAAAAGAATATGACAACTACACAAACTTGGAAATAGAACCTTTTCGTGTGTCTTGTTCAGGCAAACAATCTTATTTTGCACACAAAAATCGCTGGAACAAATGGTACACACGCCGTCATGATCTTTCCTTGCCCTGGGCCAGAGTAGAAAACTTTTACTTTGAAGAATTTTTAAACAACCCTGAGTATGTGTACAGCAGATTAGGGTTGACAGCAGTAATTGATTTTGTGCCTACGGTAAAGTGCCCATACAATGCACGAGATTTTGTTATAAATTATGATGAGTGCCGGGCAACCTTTGACCGTTTAGAAGAGTATGATGTGATGTTTGATCCTACCAATGAGTATGAGACCACATATACCAACACAAAACCATTGGAAATAATTGTGCCCGACCCTGAAATGTCAACAGACCATTGACACAAGGCGTTATATTACTATACAATGTAATAAGGAGACAGCAATGAAAAAGATTATTTTAGCAACACTATTGATAGTTGCCAGCGTACCAGTATTGGCACAACACTGGAATCACGGACACAGGCACCACGGACATGTTAGATACTACGGTCACAGTGGTTGGGTCGCTCCGTTGATCATTGGCGGTGTAGTTGGAGCTGTGATTGCCAATCGACCTGCACAAGCAGAAACAATAATTGTGCAACAACAACCCGTCTATGTGCCGCAAGAGTCTTGCACACCTTGGAAAGAAATACAAACTTCTGATGGTAAAATATACCGTGAACGAACTTGTACACAATAAGTATTGGATACCGCAATGAAAACATGGGAAGCATATATTAAAATTCCTCAACTGGACGATTCAACCCGTCAATTTGAAGCTCGAATTGATGCCGAGAATGAATACCAAGCTAGAAATGCATTTCAATCTAGATATGGTCAACAATGTATTATTGGGTGGATAAAGGAAACAAAAAATTATGGCTTACAGTCAGCAGGTTATTGATCATTACGAGAATCCTCGCAATGTAGGAAAACTTGAAGTAGATGACACAGTTGGCACGGGCATGGTTGGCGCACCTGCTTGCGGCGATGTGATGAAACTTCAAATCAAAGTAGAAAATGGCATTATTACGGACGCAAAATTTAAGACTTACGGTTGCGGCTCAGCGATTGCTTCAAGCTCGCTCATCACCGAAATGGTTAAAGGAATGTCGCTCGACGCCGCGGGAGCGATTAAGAATTCGGAGATTGCTGAAGAGCTTGCCCTCCCGCCAGTTAAGATCCATTGTTCGATTCTAGCAGAAGACGCTATCAAGGCTGCGGTAGCAGATTACAAGAATAAACATGCAAAATCATGATCTTTTTAACCGAATCAGCTGCCAAGAAAATACAAAAAACTCTACAGATTCGAACACAAACTCAAGGCATTAGAGTTGGTGTCAAAACCACTGGATGCAGTGGCCTAGCATATGTACTAGAGTTTGTGGACAATCCTCTAGATACTGATCAATGTATTGATTGCGATGATTGTAAGATTTTTGTTGATCCAAAAAGCTGTGTTTATTTAAACGGCACAACAATAGATTATGTTCGCCAAGGTCTCAATGAAGGATTTGAATTTAAAAATCCAAACGAAAGAGACAGATGCGGCTGCGGAGAAAGTTTTAGGGTATGAATAGTGTTGAGGTAAAAGATGGCGTAGCGTACATTGCTGGTCATACTTTTATAAAACATGACGGATATATCTATAAAATTGATTTGCTGTTGGATACCTTGCACAAATTAACTTTTGATAGTGTACAGTTTAACATGCCTGACGGAGCCCCCATTGATCATGCAGGATTTAATAAAATCATTGAGCAGGTGCAGACTACTTATAATCTGCGTCAGGATCAATTGCGAGTGTTTGTAGTAGACTCAACTCCTCCCTATATCAACCCTAATGTAACAGTAGATACCTATCCATCAAGATCTTTTAAAGGCACAAGAAAATTTTTGTCTCAGCCAAGTTGGAATGTAGATCCTACCGCATCTTTGTTTGGTGGAATATATGGAAGATACACTTTACATCGATTTCTACTGGCCTACTATCTAGAAACACAACTGACCAGCCCATCTTTTGTAATATTTCATCCTACTAGGAATCATGTTGATTTGGTTGGATTTGAAGAACAATATTCTGCACAATTGGCCTGGCTAGACAATCGACAAGAATCTAATAGAACATTTGATTATTATAATTTTCAACCGCATGTGCATGTTAGCGATGCATTAAACAGTTATGGTCAATTATGGACCAAATTTCAAATTGAAATTAGCATTGAAAATAATATTTTTGATTATGGATGGTTTACAGAAAAAACAACTCGATGCCTGTACACTGGCAAACCTTTTATATTGATGGGCACAGTGGGTCAATTGGCAAAGTTACGCACCATGGGATTTCGAACCTTTGCACCCTGGATCAATGAAGGTTACGATCAAGAGCCAAACATGCACAAACGATTTGACATGATCTGTACGGAGATCTCAAGATTAGATCAGTTACCCAAACAACAATTAGATCAGGTGATAAAAGAAATCAATTTAATTGCAGAATACAATAAAACAGTGTATAATCAAATAGCAGACACTTATTACAAACAATCACCTAATTCACATTTTGTATAATCCTAAATTTAACTATCAATCTATTCCGCGAGTAGTCATAGACGGCAAGCGTTTCTATGCCACTCCTGATGGCAAAAATCTGCCCAGTGTCACAACCATTCTTGACAAGACCAAAAGCCAAGACAAAATTGACAGCCTAAACCGTTGGCGCAAGAGTGTAGGTGCGGAAAAAGCACAACAAATTACCACAGAAGCTGCCAACCGTGGCACAAGAATGCACACCTATCTTGAAGACTATGTCAAGACAGGTGCAATCAAAGACCGTACTAGCAATCCTTATTCATGGCCTAGTCATGCTATGGCCCATGTGGTAGTGGAGCAAGGTTTAAAAAATGTCACAGAATTTTGGGGTATTGAAGTGCCCTTGTACTTTCCAGGCGTGTATGCAGGCACTACCGACGGTGCAGGTGTTCATTTAAATCAAGAAGCAATCCTGGATTACAAGCAGACCAACAAACCCAAACGTCGTGAATGGATTGATGACTATTTCATGCAACTGTGTGCCTATGCAGAAGCACATAACGAGGTACACAATACAAAAATAAGCAAGGGCGTGATTTTGATGTGCGTCAAGCCAGATCTCAACGAGCAGATGGAAATCATTAAACCCCCAGAATATCAAGAGTTTGTGTTAGAGGGTGCAGAATTTGAACAATATCGCACCATGTGGTGGAAAAGAGTCGAACAGTACTACATGCTAAATATGTGATACCTCAAGGAATCACACTGTGGCAATTGTACAAATATCAAGAATAACCAACCGAAAAGGGTTGACTGTAGATCTACCTGCCCCATTGGCCGGCGCAGAACTAGGCTGGGCAACAGATGAACGAAGACTGTTCATTGGCAACGGAACCTTGGCAGAAGGTGCTCCAGTTGTGGGCAATACTGAAATATTAACTGAATTTTCTGACATTATTGCTGTTTCGGCTGCTTACACTTATCAAGGCGAGGCTGCTGGCTATACAGTTCAAACAGGCCCCACAGCAGGCGATCCTGTACAACAAAGTTTACAAAGTAGACTAGACAGCTATGCAGTGGTCACAGATTTTGGAGCCATGGGTGACGGCGTCACTGATGATACCGCGGCTATTAATCGTGCTCTGTATCAGTTGTACTGCAGAGATACCAACCCTCAAATACGCAGAAGTCTATTCTTTCCTGCTGGCGTGTACATCGTAACAGACGCAATTCTTATTCCTCCTTTTGCATCACTCTACGGTGAAGGCAATGATTCATCAGTGTTGTATTTCTATGTGGAAAATTGGTCTGACGCGGCAGCCTGGCCACAGGGAACACTGGTTAAAAATGGGGCTAACTTTTATCGTGCTGTGGCACCTGTGCCTATTGGCACCAGTATCAGTGACACTGCCTATTGGTCAATCGAATCTGCCCCAACATACATTGCTCGTACTGCTGATAGTTTACAACAAATTGGAGTTGATATTGCTACCAATGGTGCGTTGCCACCACAGTGTGTTGAAATTAACAACATGGGCTTTCAGGCCAATTTGATAATGGATGGTGTGTTGATTGAAAATGCTGAAAGATGCACCTTGCGCAATGTTGATGTAATTGGTCCGCTGTTGGCAGCTGACTTGACAACATCAACGGACAATACTGTGGCCATTGCTTGGGCAAGCACTCCCAGCTTGGTATGTAAAAATATCATCATTGACAACTGTGCTTTCACTGGATTCACCTGGGGCATGAATACTGAAGAACAAATTGCCGCATCAGTGATTACCAATTCATCGTTTGATACTTTGTATCAAGGAATTTATCTTGGAGGAGCGTCGCCGGTTTCAGGCGGTGCCACAGGCATAAGAATAACACACAACAACTTTGATAACATTTGTTTTCAAGGTATTGTCATTGATGGAGTGAGTTTGAATGTGTCTGGCTACAATATATTTTATGATGTAGGTAATCAATTCCTTGGCACCGCATATCCTGTGAGTTCAATCATTGAAATTGATGCTGACAACAATGTTAGCCTTGGTGACATGTTTGCTCGCACCACGGCTCAGGTTGTAAGCACAGGCCAACGCCGAATTGACATCAACAACACAGCCAGCATTGGTCTTGACAATGCAGTAGAATTACAACTAGGAACCTTTACTCGTCAAACAGGCCTTAGACCCACTCTGTTGAATAATACTACAGCGGTGTTGTTCACAGTTGATGCCAGTCTAACTCGAGCATTTGCCTTTAACTACACAATCACCCGAGGTGTTAACACTCGTTCCGGAACATACACCGTGGTTGCCAGCACTGATGGCACAGGCGGCAATTTGGTTTTCAATGACACTGGATATGAAAATAGCACACCAGGTGTGGCATTCATCACATCAGAAACTGGTGGAGTTGTCACAGTGTCATACAACACGACCAACACTGGTACCACCGCCACTTTGAATTACTCTGTATACAAACTAGCCTAATGTGGCATAAATTATTTTCTGAACGATTAAATTCGTGGGCAGATTTGAGATCTCAAGCTGCCCAACTTCCCAAAGAACCAGCACTAGAATTGATCAACCAATGGTGGTTTGATGCTCCGTGGATACCATATCATTTGCATTGGGATGATCGTACAAGTTGGCCTGATCCATGGCAACTATTAGATGATAATTTGTTCTGTAGTCTTGCAAGAGGACTAGGAATAATGTATACTATAACATTGCTAGATCGCGCAGACATACAAAATGCTGTGTTGATTGAGAGTTGTGATGACAATTTAGTCCTGATTGACAATGAGAAATATATATTGAATTGGGACCAGTCACATGTCGTAAATATCAACCTAGGGCAAACCAATGCCCGACACAGCGTTAGCCAAGAAGAAATACAAAAATATATTAAGTAGGTAAAATGAAAAACATAACAGTTGTCAAACGAAACGGCAGCAGAGAGCCGTTGGCGTTGGAAAAATGGCAGACGCAAATTGCTAAAGTATGCTCAGGAATTGCAGATGTAAGTCAGAGCATGATAGAAATTAGAACTCAATTGCATTTTTATGATGGAATTACCACCAACGAAATTGATGGTATTACCTTGCGAGCCATAGTTGATCTAATAGATGTAGAATCAAATCCTGATGTTGGTCACACCAACTATCAGTTTGTTGCGGGTAAACAGCGACTCAGCATGTTGCGTAAAGATGTGTACGGAGATTATGAACCTCCGCATCTTTATGAAATCGTCAAGAAAAATGTTGCCACTGGACTTTACACACCCGAGCTATTGGAATGGTACAGTGAAGATGATTGGAATCGCATGAACGACATGATTGATCATGCCAAAGACGAACAATACAGTTATGCTGCCATTGAACAATTGATTGAAAAATATCTTGTAAAAAATAGATCAACGAAAGAAATTTATGAAACTCCGCAAGTTAGATACATGGTCGCGGCCGCTACTGTATTTCACTCTGAAGAACCGAACTCAGCGAGAATGCGCTACATCAAAGAGTACTACACAGCGGCTAGTGATGGCTTGTTCACTCTTGCTACTCCTGTGCTTGCTGGTCTTGGGACTCCTACTAAACAGTTTAGTAGTTGCGTACTTATCAGGAGTGACGATGATCTGGACAGTATATTTGCTTCAGGTGAAATGATGGCCAAGTATGCCAGCAAGCGAGCTGGCATTGGTTTAGAAATTGGACGACTGCGTCCATTAGGATCACCTATCCGTGGTGGCGAAATCATGCACACAGGCATGATACCATTCTTGAAGAAGTGGTTTGGAGATTTGCGCTCATGCTCACAAGGAGGTATCCGCAATGCAAGTGCTACTGTTTTTTATCCTATTTGGCATCATCAGTTTGATGATCTTATTGTTCTCAAGAACAACCAAGGAACCGAAGAAACCCGAGTCCGTCATATGGATTATGGGATTGTGCTTAGTGCTTTCTTCTGGAGACGATTCAAGAACAAAGAAAACATAACATTCTTTGACCCCAACGAAGTACCGGACTTGTACGAAGCCTTTTACACAAATACGGAACGGTTTGAAGAGCTGTATGTAACATATGAAAAGCGCAAAGACTTGCGCACAAAGACCATGGCTGCTGAAGATGTATTCAAAGGTGGCATATTAAAAGAGCGTACTGACACTGGACGCATTTACCTTGTGTTCATTGACAATGTGATGAATCAAGGACCCTTTGATCCTGAGTATCATACCATTTACCAGAGTAACCTTTGCTGTGAAATTCTTTTACCTACTAGATCTTTTAAGCGTCTTGATGACGATACTGGGCGTATTGCTTTATGTACACTTGGCTCGATTAACTGGGGCGCATTTCGTAATCCAGAAGATATGCGCCGTGCTTGTCGTATCCTCCATCGTAGCCTTAATAATATATTGGACTACCAAGATTTCTTATCAATTCAATCAAAGTTGAGCAACGATGAAATCAGACCTCTTGGCATTGGTGTTACTAATCTAGCCTACTGGCACGCCAAGCGTAGCTTCCGGTACGGTGAAAAGGATTCTCTTGCAGAAGTTAAAAGCTGGATGGAACATCAGGCCTATTATCTGACTGAAGCCAGTGTTGAACTGGCACAAGAGCGTGGTCGCTGTGTAGACAGTGACAAGACCTACTACGGGCAGGGAATTTTTCCATGGGAACGCCGTGCAAAAGGTGCTGATGAATTGACTGATTTCGCACCTGAACTCAATTGGGAAGGCCTCCGTGCAATGATGCGCAGTCATGGGGTACGCAACGCCACTTCTATGGCCATTGCTCCAGTAGAGTCAAGCTCAGTTGTTATTAACTCAACCAATGGCATTGAAATGCCAATGAGTTTGATCACAGTCAAAGAATCCAAAGCTGGATCATTGACACAAGTGGTTCCCGAGTATCATAGACTCAAAAACAAGTATCAGTTGATGTGGGCACAAAAAGATTGTGACGGCTATTTGAAAACAGCCGCAGTATTGGCAGCTTATGTTGACCAATCGATTTCCACAAACACATTCTACAATCCAGCACACTGGGCGGATCGTAAAGTACCTACAACATTGATTGCCAAGAACTTGATGCAGGCACACTACTGGGGTCTGAAAACATTCTACTACAGTTTGATCAACAAACAAGGATCAAAAGGGCAAGACGCTGAAGTAGAAGCACCATTGGAAGAAATTGACTTTGATCTTGAGGAAGATTGTATCGCTTGCAAACTTTGAGTTGTAAATTATAAGTTTTTCTGTAAGTTGTAATAAATAAACTTATAGGAGACTTGTATGGATTATCAAAAAATATACAATACATTAGTAAGGAGAGGACAAAATAGAATATTAGAAGGATATAGTGAAAAGCATCATATTGTTCCGAGATGTCTCGGAGGAACAGATGACGCACCTAACTTAGTATCACTGACACCAGAAGAACATTATTTGTGTCATCTTCTGTTAGTTAAAATACATCCTAATAATATACGACTTGTCAAAGCCGCTATGTTTATGGTAGCATCAAATAATAATGTAAAAAGAAACAATAAGGCATACGGTTGGTTAAAGAGACAATATTCTGAGTATATGTGTGGACCTAATAATCCTGGAAAACATCAGCCAAAAGGCAAAGCACATTGGAAATTTGGAAAACCTTTTGACACATCATTGTTTACAGAAGCCGGATTGAAATCTATGTCTGACTCAAAGCGCGGTGATAAAAATCCAAACGCTGGAGTTAAACCTTGGAATCATCCAAGAGCAACAGTAGTTACTAAAGGTATCTGGTCTAGGGCAGATGAAATTTACAATATATGGATTGATAATAATAAACCATCATATTGTAAGTTATATGGATTGAGTATGAATAAGAATTATAACTGGAAAGATGACGGAAAAGAAGTAGGCCCGTTTATGAATATGGTAAAATACTTTAGGCATGGATGGATTCCTACTCAAGATGAAGAATGGATAAAATGTAAATGAATAGTTTAGAAAAGATCTGGGCACGGGCAACCGGGCACTTGATGGGCGAATCTGATCACGATCGTCCTGATGTGCCGATACTAACTTTGCAAGAAGCCCGAATAGCCTTGTTCTTTAAAACATTTTGGGTTATAATACATGTTATAACTTGTGGCTTTATTATAGCCAACACAATTAGACACTGGTAAAGTACCAATAGGAGCATTTCAATGAGTCAAGCACAATACAATTTAAAAACAAAAACAGACTATCTGAACCGTAAGATGTTCTTGGATCCAGCCGGGCCAGTGACTATTCAACGATTCGAAGAAGTCAAATACAACAAGCTAACCAAGTTTGAGCAAGAAGCTCGTGGCTTCTTCTGGGTTCCAGAAGAGATTTCACTGACCAAAGACGCTAATGATTTTAAAGAATCCAGTGAAACTGTTAAACATATCTTTACCAGCAACCTGTTGCGTCAAACAGCCTTGGACAGTTTGCAAGGTCGTGGACCTACACAAGTGTTTACGCCAGTGTGTTCAATCCCTGAACTAGAAAGTCTCATGTACAACTGGGGATTCTTTGAAACCAACATTCACTCACGCAGTTACAGTCACATCATTCGCAACATCTACAATGTACCCAAAGATGTGTTCAACACCATCCACGATACAAAAGAGATTGTTGATATGGCAAGTAGTGTTGGTAGATACTATGATGAGTTACACAAAGTTAACTGTCGCAAAGAGTTAGGTGAAAATGTAAACGAGAAAGAACACATCAAAGCAATTTACATGGCACTGCATGCGTCTTACGCATTGGAAGCATTCCGCTTTATGGTATCGTTTGCCACTAGTTTGGCCATGGTAGAGAATAGAATCTTTATTGGTAATGGCAACATTATCAGTTTGATTCTTCAAGATGAGATCCTGCACAAGGATTGGACGGCCTGGCTGATCAACCAAGTGGTCAAAGAAGATCCTCGTTTCGCTGCAGTCAAAGCAGAATGCGAAGCAGAAGTATATGAACTGTATCTGGATGTTATCCGTGAAGAAAAACAATGGGCTGATTACTTGTTCAATCGAGGTCCAGTAATTGGACTCAACGCACAGATCTTGAAGGACTTTGTGGATTACACAGCAGCCGGTGCTCTTAAAGAAATTGGTATCAAGTATCAAACTCCTGCACCAAAGACCACACCTATTCCTTGGTTCAACAAACATGTCAACACCAGTAACAAACAAACTGCACTACAGGAGTCTGAATCGACTAATTATGTTATTGGCGTAATGAGTGATGCCATTGACTACGACGAACTTCCAAATCTTTAAAATGATAACAATATATACAAAAAACAACTGCCCCTATTGCGATCGAGCCAAAGCACTGCTAGAAAGTCGCAACATCAAATATGAATCAGTGAACATTGAGCAACACCCGGATGCAAGACAAAAACTTGTTGACGCTGGGTTGAGAAGTGTTCCACAAATTTACAAAGACAACGAACTGATTCCTGGTGGATTCCAAGGACTGTCCAACTTGTCCCTAGAAGAATTCGCCGCCAAAGTTGGCACAACAAATTAACACAAAGGAAAATCATGCAACTAGTACTAGAACCCAACCAGGTATACACATTTAAAATGAACTCAGGTGAAGAAATGGTAGCCAAAGTTAAACAATCTGGCAGCGACTGGATCGTCTTAGAAGAACCAGTGAGCATTGCGCCTGGGCCACAGGGTATGGGACTTGTGCCCAGCTTGTTTACTGCAGATCCCAAGGAAGAAATCCGGTTAAATAGTAACAGCGTTTCTTTGGTATCAAAGACTGATGATTCAGTCAGGATGAAATACTTGGAAGCAACAACTGGTATCAAAGTACCAGAAAAGAAACTTATACTAGGATAATATGCCACCAGTTCAACGACAGGGTGATCTCAATATAGAAAAAGGTCCAGCCGAAGCCGGCGTGGGATCGGTCCGTGTGAATGGCCAGCCTATCGTTGTCAACGGTATCAAAGTGGCACCACATTTTAAAGGTCACAAGATACAATTTACTTCGGGTGGCAATGGTTCTGTTCGTGCAGGCGGAACACCTGTTATAACTGCCGGATGTATTGACACTTGCAAACATCCACGACAAGGCGGCAGTCCAGATGTTAGAGTAGGATAACAATGGGCTTACTAACTCCTTTACAATTAACTGCAACTGCATACATGCTGGACAATCAAGGAATCAATCCTTTGCCTCCAGAATTGATCGATGCGTTAACTGCATTCAACAGCACAGCGGTCATTGCCGATTACTTGGCGGCACTGGACTACTATCGAGTCCAATCCTGGGCAACTCCAGCTACTTTATTATCTTTACAAAGTATTGGTGCTACAAATTGTCCGGCTCTAGGTGACAGTATTCCGGCCGCCCCGCTGGGAGATTTTACAAATCTAACACCCGTGGTAGACCCTAGTGGCTTCAGTGGGCTGATTGAACAGACTGGAAACTTGTATCTTGGCAACGGAAACAGCGCACAATTTGCCAGCAATTTCATGGGTGTACAAGGATTTGTTTCTTCCATCAACAGTTTCATAGTCAGTTCAGTCAATGCGCAGACCTATCTTGGTCCTACCTTTTCCAACATGAACTCGTTGATTACCAACAGCATTAGTTCGATCAATCCCAACTTTGATGGGTTTGGCACAGACATTGCCAACCAGGGAAAATTGGTCAACACTCGAAATCTCAACAACTACGGCACTCCAGCGGCGCTGTTGCAACAGTTAGCCGCAGTGGCAGATCTACAAGGCGGTATGATTACAGTAGTAGCTGATGCATTGACCACAGCTGGATTGAGCAAAACAGACATTGGGTATTTGCTAGCCACCAGATCCACACTGACTGAACCACAGTTGAACCAATTGCAGAGATTGGCCTATGCTGGCATGTTAAAAGTAACCGGTGCAGATCTACAACAGGTGTTGGACATACTTGACATAACAACTCCTGGCATCAACAGCATGGCTGATTTGTTAAATCCACAAAAGGTATTTCCCAACAGCTGGACTACTTTGCAAACTCCAACCCCAGCGGGATATGTTCCTGTGTATGATCCTGCCGGAAGCGTTGACATGAATGTACAAAGCTCAATATCTGTGTATCTTCCTACTCCTACCAGTTGTGATGACCTAGGCAAAATTATTCCCCCAGAACAAGCTGTGGCCAACAAAGCAGTTCAAGTTGCCCTGCAACAGATAACTGGCATGCCCAACACCACCTGGCCAGCAGTGGCACAAGTGATCAAAGGATTCACTCGTTCGCCATGGGATATCAATAGAACCTACCTGGAAAATGCTGTGGTAGCAGAAGGTGCGCCAATACCAACATTCTATCGAGCACAACAAACAGTACCAACAGGCACTGACATCACTGACACCAACTATTGGTTGCCTACCACCCTTGGAGGACTTAACACACTCGAAGGGCTGCCAGATTTACAATCTCAGACCACGCCACTATCATCCACTGTGACATCATA